GAATTAGTAATGGAGGTGGCAGAATGAATCAAGCAGAACTAGATGTCGTTATAGAAAAGCATGAGAAATGGTTACGTGATGGATATGGAGAACGTGCAAATTTAAGAGGTGCAAATTTAAGTTATGCAGATTTAAGTTGTGCAAATTTAAGAGGTGCAAATTTAAGAGGTGCAAATTTAAGTTATGCAGATTTAAGTTGTGCAAATTTAAGAGTTGCAAATTTAAGTTATGCAGATTTAAGTTGTGCAAATTTAAGAGGTGCAAATTTAAGTGGTGCAGATTTAAGTTATGCAGATTTAAGACGTGCAGATTTAAATTGGATTAATTGGCGGGATGTTGTCGGTCTAACTGTAATAGCTGTACAAATTAATACTACGAGAAAAAACAATCAAATCACGTATATCAAAGAGCTGGAAATCTGGACTACAGGTTGTTTTCAAGGAACTTTAGAAGAATTGAAAGATTCTATTGAGCAGACTCACGCTAGCAATGACTTTTTAAAACGTAGATACTATCGCGCGATTAATTATATTTTGACGGAAGCGGATTTTGAAGAGGATTTGGAGGAGGAAAACAATGAAATTTAAAAAAGGTGACAGAGTAGAAGTTATTTGGCGTAGTGAGTTATATCGAGGCGCAGTAACGCAAGTTGTAGAAGTAACAAATGAAATAGTAGTTAAATTAGCTAAGAAGCCCGCGATAGATTGTTTATTTAAACAAAATCAAGTTAGCAAAGTCGAACTTGTGAAAGTGCCGAAACTTGTGGCTGATTGGATTGAGAAGAAAAAAGAAAACGGAGACGACTTACTCGTTGCGCTTGATAAAAATTGGCAGGGTATGGAGGACAGCGTGAGAGACTGGTTTGACGGCGAAAAAGAAAGATATGAGTTATTCGCCCGTGCGTGGCTGGATGGCTACGAAGTCGAGAAAGAACCACTTTATTATGTGAGGTTGCCTATTGTGCGATTGAATACACTTGGGACGGCGGTGGAAAAAGACTATAAATACCTTGGAGTAGACCCAGAGACAGGAGAAAGTAATATTTTTCAAGGTCTCACCTTGCCCTATACTTTGAGTAAAAGCGGATGGGAAACCAAATTAACAGAACAAGAAATTAAAGCGATTGACGAAAGATTTTTGACTTTTGCTATTCCAGTGGAAGAAGTGGAGGAAGAATCAAAATGACAAAAGAATTAGACACGATGACTGGATATATAATAAAAGATGCAATCGAATATCGACAACTCAATATCTTAGACCAATTTCTAGAAGGTCATAACGGATTTATTGCAGGTGGTTGTTTTAAGAACATTTTCAACAACGAAAAAGTGAAAGATGTGGATGTATTTTTCAGAAATAAACGGGATTATGAAAATGCCGTGGATTATTATACCAATAAGGAAGATAACATAATCAGAAAATCATATAGTAACGCCAACGTATGTGCCTTCTATCATCGACCTTCGGGAATTCGCATTGAGTTAGTGAAATCCGTATTCGGAGAACCAGAGGACGTTCTTGATAACTTTGACTTTACAATAACCAAAGTGGCTCGATATATTTCTGATAATGAACATAAAGTTGCATTGCACCCCGAGTTTTTCGAACACCTGCATTTAAATAAGTTGGTGATTGACGATAAACTTATTTTCCCAGTATCAACGTTTGAGAGAATGATTAGATACATTGCATATGGCTATTTACCTTGTCGAGAAACAAAAGTGAAGCTTTTAACTACTATAAACGACCTTCGGGAAATAAATAATAACGAACTATCAAAAAGCTTATATATGGGGATTGACTAAAGCGGACCGTTACGCTACTGATGGGAATGCTGGGTATTATCACAGTGTGGGCTCTCTAGTTGTAAAAGGGATTCACTATCCTGTAGTTGAGGCTTAAAAATCAATTGATAAATATAAATTAGTGGAGGTGTCGAAATGAACAGAAAAAGTATTTTAACTTATCATTTTAAAAATGGAAGTTCAATAGCAACAACAATTGAAACGGACAGTTTAGGAATTTACAGACATAAACACACAGAAAATATAGTAAGAGCCGAATTCAATTATTTTGATGAAAGTTATAGACAAATATTCGTGGCTGATTTATCTGAAATATTGTATATCACTTCTGAGCCGGTGTCATGACAAACTACCATATCACACTTTCCGCTTTTGAAAATAGCGTAAAACGTAAGCTAATTGATTTCACAAAATATGATGTGTCATCTGAAGATTTAAAAACATCTATTTTAAAAAGGCTAGGTAACATATGTTCTGTAAATCGTGTGAATAAACACAAATATAAAGTGAAACAAATTATTAAATGTTCAAAGTCAATTGACGAAATGATTGAGCGTATAAATGATGAAACAGATTTTAGTATTGTTGCAGAGGAGGTTGAAAAACAATGACCGAACAAATAATCATCAACGAAGCAAACAGTTTACTTCACAGGAAAAGCAAAGAGCTAAGTAAATCCATTATTAAAACACCACGCGATCTCGAACGTTTCGCGATTGGGCTGGATAAATTATCACAAGAAATGTGGGACTATAAAAATGAATTGGAGGCGATTAAATGAGTATCCGGCCGGGCGATAAAGTAGAAGTGCAGGATAGGGCAGGGGTTGAGAAATATGTTATTGATGGTGAAATTTATACAGTTATCAAATTATATGAAAGTGGAATGCTACAGATTCAAGATAATGACGGATTCAGTAAGATTTTCATCCCACGCAATCAAGTGAAGAAAGTCATGGAGGATGTGAATAGGTATTGATCGAATGGAAAATTATCTCATCTGGAAGTAAAGGTAACTGTGTGATTGTTAATGATGTGATGATTGATTGCGGTGTTCCTTTTAAAAGAATTAAAGAACATTTGTATGACATTAATTATTTATTGTTAACTCATATTCATTCTGATCACATCAATTCTAGTACTTTGGAAAACATCAGGAAGTTGTTTCCAAAAATAACTATCATTGGTAATTATCAAATAGCACAATTGTATGATATTGATATTATCGGAAACAGTGACTTTAAAATTACATTACCGTCCTTTGAAGTCACACCTTTTGAGTGCTTTCATGACGTTATTACTCAAGGTTACACATGGCGTGTTGATGGTGAAAATATCATTTACGCTACTGACACCAGTTCGCTAGAAAATGCTCCTCATCTAAAATTTGATTATTTGTTTATTGAAAGTAATCACGATGAGAAAAAACTTGAAATGGCGCGTAATAAATCTAAGTACGGATACAATCCTTTCACAGGTGGTAAGCGACATTTGAGTACACAACAATGTAAAACTTTCTACTATTTAAATAGACGAAGTAAAGAAAGTCAGTTAATTGAATTACACAAGAGCGAAAGATTTTATTAGAGGAGGGACAAAAAATGATCATGACAGAGGAAGAGGCGATGATTTTGCTTCTATATAAAGAATGTGACAGTGTTGAGTTTAAAAAATTTAATACAAACGTTGAAGAAGCAACGAGCTTTACCAGATTAGCTAATAAACCTAATTTTGAAAGTAACTATGATGAAAATTTAGGTGTGCTAAATTGGTTTACTTCGAAACATAAAAACATCGATGTTGTAGCTTTTTTGAAAAGAGGTGAGAATAATTGAACACTTTGCCAAAAATTAATATTGAATCGCCTGTTGTCAAGCGAGGTTCTATCTTATTTCCTGCATATGAAAAACTAAAAAGCGACTCATTATTATTAGCACAGCAGATTGAAAACATTGAGGTGACAGAAGAGAACGTTAAACAATCTAAAAAATTACTTGCAGCAGTGAATAAAGAAGTAAAGAATTTAGAGTCGGAACGTATTTCAATAAAAAAAGAAATGCTGGAACCTTATAACGAATTTGAAAAACAAGTAAAAGAAATTGTGTTCATTGTAAAAACAGCAGATGAAATGGTCAGACAACAAGTGACGCAAATAGAAGAAGAAGAAAGAGAAGATAAAAAGCTTGTACTAAAACGATTGTTTGAAAAGCGTATCAGAATGTATGATTTCAAAACATACTTCACTTTTGATGACTTTATAGAAAATAGACATTTGAACAAATCATTATCTATTAACAAAATTGAGTCTGAAATGGTCAAATGGTTAACAAAAATCGAGACTGAATTAAAGGTTATCGAAACGATGCCCTACGCCGATGAAATTATTGCAGAATATAAAGAAACAAAGGATTTAGCAGTTAGTGCGCAAATAGTTTCTGATAGACACAAAGCACAGGAAGTAATTAAAGAAGCGAAGAATGATATTAAAGATGATCAACTGCATAGCAAAATTACATTTACATTGTTTGACGAGAAAGATGTAAGACTAGTAGAAATGTTCATGCAACAAAATAAAATAAAATTTGAAAAGGTGGAGAAATAATTATGACACAAGGTGAAAAATTAGAACAATTAGAATTGGTAGAAGTGGTAATCAAAGAAGGCAAAGCGACTTTACAATTTATTGATATGGAACGTGGGGAATTGAGAGAAGTTATTTTTAACAAGAATGTATTTGATAAAGAAAAAAATGAGTTTGTACCAGATGAGGAAAAAGCAGTGAAAGTGGAAGAGTGGTGTCAAGAGTACTTCCAATTAACTTTTGATGAATTAGCAAAAGCAATTGGCGAGAAGAGAGATGTTTATGCCTATGACAAATTTAACAGCCTATGGGAATCAGAGCAAATTGCTAAGTTTGATAAAGATATGGTTGGACAAATTATTTCATCAACTGTTAAAGATGTTACAGATGACGGTATCGGAGTTCACATTAAATTTGAACATGAGGGGGAAGTTTATCAATCTAATATGACCTATTCAGATTATATGGAAACAATGAAAAAATGGTTTACAAATCCTCAGAAGCAAAGAAAACAATATGAAAAATTTGAAGAGAAATTTGGGATTAGTATTGACAATAAAGAAGAACTGATTGGTAAAGATATCATGGTCGAAGTTAGTTCAGCATTTGGTAAATTTGTTTATGCGGATATTAAACCTTTTCCGAAGAAAAAGAAATAAATAAGAAAAAAAAAAGGACAATGAAGTAATTAAGAGCGAGCCATAGTGTTCGCTCTTAACTAAGGAGGGTCAAATGAATAATTTACTTTTCTATGATATTGAGGTATTTAAAGAAGATTCACTTGTCGTATTTAAAGATATTGACAAGAAACTAGTCAAGTTATTTCATAATAACTTTGATGGTGTAAAAGACCTTATAACAGGAAAAACATTAGTTGGTTATAATAACCATTTCTACGATGACTTTATACTGACAGCAATGCTAGATGGTTTCACAACTCATCAAATAAAGAAACTAAATGATGAAATAATTGGAGGTCAGCGAAAGAAAAGAATACACCCATCTATTCATTCTCTTGATTGCTTTCAGCAAATTGATGTTGCTAAGCCTGGTTTGAAAAAGATTGAGGGAAACATGGGGAAAATGATTTTAGAGTCTAGTGTGGACTTTACAATAGACAGGAAACTTACAGAAGATGAGTTAGAAGAAATTATTGATTACTGTTCTTATGATGTGGACACAACAATAGAAGTCTTTCAAATGCGTGAATATAATTATTTCAATGTCAAAGACACATTAATTGAAATGCTCCCACATAATCTTCAATCTAAAGCGCATAAATGGAACACGACGACTATTAGCGCAAATGTTCTGATGGATAAACCGTCACCAAAATGGTCAGATATTCGACTTGGTGAATATGATCCAGAGGGAGATTATGAAATGTTAAAACTTGTACCTCAAGAAGTAGTCGATATTTGGCAAGATAAAGAACAGAAGAAGAAAAGTATTACAATAAAAGAATTTGATTGTGATATTCAGTTTGGATTTGGTGGATTGCATGGTGTTCATTCAACTAGACAAAGATTTGAGAATGTAAAACTATTAGATGTAGCTTCTATGTATCCTCATATCATCCTCAATCTACAAGCATTAGGACCCGCAACAAATAAATATCATGAGATTTTAAATAAACGAATTGAAGTGAAGCACAAGGATAAAAAGTTATCTGATGCTTTAAAATTAGTTCTCAACTCGGTTTACGGTAACTTGAAAAATCAATACTCCTTACTAAATAATCCAAACGCAGCACTAAGTGTCTGTGTATATGGACAGATAGCCTTATATGAACTTTGTAAACGTCTTTCACCCTTCGTCACATTGGTAAATATTAATACCGATGGGGTGGCGTTTATGACCTCTAGTAATGAATACAAAACAATATGGAAGGAATGGGAAGAAGACTTTCAGTTAACACTTGAGGAAGACAATTTCGAACTATGGATTCAGAAAGATGTAAATAACTACATCGCTCTACAAAATGGTGAAATTAAGACAAAAGGTGGAGATGTGAGTCGTTATCATTCAGACCAGCTATTTAAGAACAATAGTATAAGAATTATAGACATTTGTTTAGTAGAATATCTTGTCAACAATCAAGATATTTTGACCACAATACAAGAAAATTTAGATAAACCGCATCTATTCCAGTACATTCTGCAAGCAGGTGGGACTTATAAAGGAACTTTTGATAGCGATGGTAAACAATACAATAAGATCAATCGAGTATTTGCATCACGAAAAGAAGGGATTTTGTTACAGAAAAAAAGACAAGATGATGGACTGGTGAGATTTCCAGACACCCCTGACAATATGCTTGTATGGAATGACGAATGTGATAAATTAAAAAACTTTAATCAATTGATTGATATTACTTTCTACTATAATTTAGCGAAACAACGTATTGAGAGGTGGGAATAAATGTGTATGTCGAATATTTAGAAGGAGAAAAACACGACTCATCAGGAGCAGATATATCAGAAAATCATGAAACATTTCAAGATGCAGGTTATTTACTGACAGATGTTGACTTGATTATAGATATCGATAACTTGAGTAAGGAGCAAATTAAAGATATTATTTCCTATTTTGAAATAAAAACACAGATTGTCTGGACAGAGCGAGGAGCACATTTCTATTTTAAAAAACCTAGTGCTTTTAGAGGAGCAAAAGGAATATGTGCGCTTGGTGTAGAGGTCGAATATAAACATGTCGCCAATACGAAATCAATAACTATCAAAAGAAATGGTCATCTGAGAGAAATCGACAACAGTGGTATTCGTGAAGAACTCCCTGGCATTTTCAAAAGCATTCGAAAAGCTTCTGATTTGAATGGGTTGGATGAAGGGGACGGTAGGAATCAAGCGTTATTTAGACACAGGACATTAATCGCAACTATATCTTCATGGTCTCGAATAGTAACATTCATCAATAACGTCATATTTGCCACACCACTTCCGCACGATGAAATAGACACAATAACACGAGACATGGAAATAAAGGCAGTGAAAGATGGAGAAGCGGCTATCGCCGACTTGATAATGAAAGAAAAACGTATTGTAAAGTATTCGAAACAGTTATTTTACTTTGATGGAAACGAGTATATCAGTGATGACGATCAGTTAAAAAGATTAGTATTTAATTATTGCAATGGTCAAAAAACAAGATACGTTGATGAAGTTATCAATCAAATGCATTACAGAGCGAAGTTGATACCTGATGATGATGTTTTTGATATCAAATTAAAGAATGGGATTTTACGTGATGGTAAGTTCATTGAGATTGATTACACTGATTTCACACCATACTCCATAAATGCAAAATATGACCCTGACACCGAAGTGGTACAGATAGTTGATGAGTATTTGAACCACTTAACCGACTCAGATGAAGATTACAAGAAGTTTGTTCTCGAGATGATGGGATATTGCTTTGTTGTAGATAAAGAAATAAAACGAATGATTGGTCGGTTTTTCATTCTCGTAGGTGGTGGAGGAAACGGAAAAGGAACACTTCTTTCTATTATAAGGTCTATTCTAAATCAGAAGAATTGCACAGGATTGTCTATTAAAAACATGACAGATGAGAGGTATTTCAATGTATTGCAAGGTCGGTTAGCAAACTTAGGTGATGATATACAAGATGAGCCGATTAACAACGAGCAAATGAAAGTTTTGAAGAACATATCCACATGTGACTTTGTTGAAATGAGAAAGCTTTACGGAAACGCAAAAAGTGTGGAAATGACACCTACATTAATTTTTACAAGTAATCACATTATCAAATCATTTGAAAAAGGTGATTCTTACAAACGACGAGTGACCTGGATGCCTATGTTCACAAAGGTGAGCAAGAAAGATAAGCGTTTTATATCCAATATCACGAATGAAAAAGCATTACAATATTGGACTAAATTAGTAGTTGAAGCATATTTCCGTATTTATGAAAATGAGGATTTCACTAAGACGAGTAAAGTTGAAGAATTTAACGCAAGGTATCATGAAGACAATGACAGTACTTTGGAATTTGTGCATGATCTGGACATTTTAGATGTAGAAGGTAAAAGGAGTCCAGCAGTTTATGAGCATTATGAAGAATGGGCAGAGGAGAATGGATTAAATGTTCAGAGCAGACGAGCTTTGAACACGACAATCAAATCTGTTTTAGACTTAGAGACAAAACCTGTCAAAATCAATGGAAAGACTGCACGGGTTTATCAGAAGTGTTAATTGTGTATTTATTAGGAAACATTCTGACAATGGTTACAAAAAATATGTAACCCAGAGCGAAAAACGTAACTTCCAAAAATCGCATATTATCAGTAGCTAGACACGTAAAAGTTACAAGTTACATTTTTTTCTTAATAAAAAGTATATATATTTATTTATATTTAAGAAAAGAGTACAAAAATAAAAACTTTTTCGCCGTTTTTTTTGTAACCTGTAACCACGTTCTGTCAGAAGGGATTTGAGTGGTTACGTGTTACAAAATGGGTTTTGTAACGGTATAGTCGGCGGAAAATGGAGGGATGACATTGATGAGAAGATTTCTTGTTATATGTGGAAATCAAGCAGATAGGAAATATGATAATGGTAGCAGGTAGTATTGCTTTTATACCTGGAGTTTTTTTTGGAGTTTTGTTGGTGATATTGTTTGCCCCAATGCCGCACTTATCTAAATCACATAATTCGCCGAGTACACAATTAAACAAGGAGGAAAAACGAATGAAATTATATCATGTAGAAACGCAAGAGAATTATGATGCGTTGATGGTTGAGTTAGAAAAGGAAGGATATACTTGGTTGCATAACATGGCACCTACAAAATTTAACGCTTGGACTAGTTTCTTAGAAGATACAGTAATAAAAAAAACAGAGAATGGAAAACTTAAACACGCTGATAGGAATTATTACTTGTGCAACGAGCCTGACACAATAATCGAAACATACAAAGCAAAGAATCCTGAATCAACAGACGCCGAGAAATTGGCAACAACGTGGAAAGAACTCATGGAAAGTCATTTAATAGAATCGACAGACACTAGTGACAACATAAACAATCCTGAACATTATACAGCGGGCGGTATCGAAACACTAGATTACATCAAGGCAAAAGTATCTGATTATCCGTCATATGCTGTCGGGAATATATTTAAATACGTTTCTCGATACGAGCACAAGAATGGCATTGAGGATTTGAAGAAAGCGCAGTTTTATTTGAATGATTTAATTGAATGGATGGAGAGTGATTGTAAATGAATCGGTTTGAAAAAGATAGATTAAGAACAAAGGCAAAGAATATAATCGAGGCAATGCTGGTGTATTTACTATTGTGGCTTTTTAGTATAGTGATACCAATTATGGGTGTTTGGGCACATCTGATTTGGAGTAATTCATTTACGTTATTTATTAAAATTAGTACATTGACTATTTGGTCTATAGAAACGGTAGTCGTAGGGGCTTTACTTGTGAGTTCTTATATAACAGTTAAAAAGTATGTAAGTCAAATAGTCGCAGAAGACTAGCTAAGTTGAATGAGAGGAGAGTGATTGAATGTTTAAAACATTAAGTTCGTTTTATTTTTCTATGATTTTCATTACCGTATTATTGCGCGCTTTCGGCTTTCTTAGTCTTGCAGAAGCAGAATTTATTTTACTATTAATCATTTCTCTTGTCATGGTTGAGGATATGAATGGGAGTCGTAAATGACAAGTGACTCTTCGCCTTTACAAGTATTGCTAAAATATAAAAAAATGGGGCTGGTTGACAATGGAGGAATATGTAAATATCAGTTTAGATAAATATGAAAGGTTAAAAATGTTTGAAAATGATAAATACGAAAAAGATGCTAAGGAATTTCTAAAAAAGTTTACTAACTTCACAACGATATTTGGAAATCAAAATGAAGAGTATTACACGGCGCATGTCAACAAGGAAGAACTGAAAAAACTAATTGAACAAAGACTAGGCAAAACGTGTGAGATAGAATTTTATTAGGAGAGTGATTAAATGTCAAAGCGATTACGTAAAGCACAATATAAACTTATTGAAGATGAATTAAAATTTTATCATTCTACTAAAAAAGAATTGATGGAAAAGGAAGTTAATGTAACACTGGGCGCTTGGCATAGAGAATACATTGACGAGAACCAAGGTGGTGGCAGTGCGGGGAATATTAGTAATGAAGTGGAAGATCGTGTGATGTTACTGCAAATGGATAAAGAAATAAGTAGATTAAAGAATATTATAAATGCAATTGAGTCTGTACTTAATAGATTAAATGATGAGGATAAACAATTGATTCAGTTTAGATACTGGGACAGAAGCAAACCAACTTGGGTATGGATTGCCAGTAAGTTGAATATGGACGAGAGTACAGCTAGAAGAAGAAACAAAACAATCATCCTTTCAATAGCTGAAAGATTAGGATATTAAAATATATTGCCCGTTTAACGCCCGTTTTGAACAATAAAATAAGTTTATTATAGTATTATAGGCAGGGCCTATTAAAAATGAAAGTCGAGGGGACTATATGAATTTAGTTAGGTGTTGGGAATGCGAGCAATATATTTCGCAGGAAGCTTCCGTACATTTCAGAGATTTGTCTGGCGGTAGAAACTTATGCGTTGAATGCCAACATAAGTATCGAAAAAAAATAGAAGAAAAGAAAAAAGAATATATTGCGCACAAAATCGAAGCAACACTTGAAAGAGCAATACATCTTATAGAAATGCAAGAATGCTGTAGTATGAAAATGGATGAATACCTTGACCCATATAACACAGTAGCCCAATTTTATAGAAATGACAGTAGCAAGTTTGATTCTGCCCATGAAGTAATGGCTTGTATCGAATTGTTAAGAAGTCAGATTAAAGTAAAAACACAACAAAGAATAGGGCGCAAACGAGTAGATTTTATTTTGCCAGACATGAAGGTTGTATTAGAGATTGATGGAGGGCACCATCGTTTTAGGATTGGTAAAGATTCAGAACGAGATGTGTTTATCCTTAATACTTTGAATAAATCTGAACACGGTTGGGAAATTATTAGAATACCAACTAGATTTATTGAACAAAATATTAGACGTCTTGTTCCTTCTATTAAAGCATTATATAAAGAACGTCAAGAACTAAGAAACAAACATAATGGGTTCATTCCGTCTTATTACTCAAGAACAAATAAGATGTCTCACATATCAGCGATTAAAGGTGTTGCTTCAGATAATGAAATCGAAGCAATGGAACATGAACTGTTAGACGGAACCGAGCATCTATAATCACATGATGACATAGCAGGAGGTTGCTATGTTGCCTGGCAGAGGCTTTGTATCTGATCGTTGGTCTTGATGGGAGACGCATCTCATTCCAACCTCACTAGTCCCAACAAGAGACACCTTCTTGTTCAATCTCAATACTCGTGGCGGAATAGGTAGACGAAGCACAGGATAGAACTAATGTGGCTAAGACATACGTTTCTTAGCTTAAAACTCCTGTAAAACAAATTAATTAGTTCATGCGAGGTGCAAATCCTTGCCGAGTATATATTAAACCACACACACCTCTTGACAATGTGGAACGGGTCCTGTGTCTAGTGACGGAAATTCATTCCGGATTCGACTGGATGAAATACAAAGTATTGACGAATACTACCGTAGAAGTATTCAGGTCTCATAACTACGGATACATAGAACAATGAAGTCCAGCACATTGCGTGTTGGGCTTTTATATAGGGGTGGATTAATGCTAACACAAGCAGAACGTCATACATTCTATAAGTCAAAGGAATGGGCAAGCATACGTAAAGAAGTATTAAAGCGTGATAACTATGAGTGTCAAGAGTGTAAGAGGCAAGGAAAGGTGTTTACTGATTATCATGAACCAGACAAGCATAAAAGACTCGATGTGGACCATATCAAGGATTTAGAACACCATCCAGAACTTGCGCTTGATATAGATAATCTCACTACTCTGTGTGTAAAATGTCATAACAAAAAACATAATCGCTTTCAATTTAGAAGGAAAATAAATAAATGGGTGAACGACGAACGTTGGTGATACCCCCGGGTCAAAGGTTTGCACTTTAATTTGGCTCTGGGGAACGGTGTGGGGGTCTTCTCCGCAGAAATGTTAAAAAGTCTCATGAAGGAGGGAGGGCTTGAAGTGGAATATAACATAAAGAAGTTAGAAAAAGAATTGTTATCTAAGGTTGATACTACTAGTCAGAAAGAGCTTGAAAAAGTCAATCGCTATATTAATTTAATACGCATATATTATGAGTTAGATAAAAGCATTGAAACAGATGGAGCGGTCGTTGTCACTGAAAACGGTTCACAAAAATTCACGAAAACTAATCCAGCAATACAAGAAAAAAATCGAATTAATACTTCGTTATTATCTATTGAGCGTTCTTTTATATTCAAAGGCGAAAATGATAAACAAGATGGTAGTGACTTGATATGATATCAAATAAACATGTCGATAACTATATACAGTCGTACGAAAGCGGGAAAATACTACTCAATAAAGAACGTGTAGACTTGATAAATCACTTGCAAGAACATGTTCTTAGTAGAGATGATATATATTTTGATGAGACACAGATAGAAAATTATATTGCTTTTAGCGAAAAATGGTATTTCCCTTTAGACAATTGGGAGAAGTTTATTGCACCATTTATTTTTTTATATTTTAAAGAAGACAATGAGCTTTTTTATGAAGAGTTCTTTATAACACTTGGTCGTGGGGGCGGAAAAAACGGCTTTATTAGTACATTATCTAATTATTTTATAAGCCCTTTGCACGGAATCAATAATTATGATGTCTCTGTAGTAGCCAATTCCGAAGATCAAGCGAAAGTTAGTTTTAAAGAAGTATTTAATACAATAGACGGTAATCCAAAATTGGAAGGTAGCTTTGACGCGTGGAAAGCACAGATTATTGGAAAAGGAACCAACAGTGTTTTTAAATTTCAAACGTCAAATGCAAAAACTAAAGATGGTGGTCGTGAAGGCTGTGTTATTTATGATGAAACGCATGAATATGAAGATAGGCAAATAATTGATGTATTCTCTGGAGGGCTTGGCAAAGTCGCGAATCCCAGAGAATTTTTTATTGGTACTAATGGATTTGTGAGAGCGGGATTTTATGACAAGTTGGAAGAACGTAGTAAAGCAATTTTAAGTGGTGAAAATCTTAACGATCGCATGTTTCCTTTTATTTGTAAGCTGGATAATCCAGAGGAAGTCAAGAATGAAGCTATGTGGGAAAAAGCAAATCCTGCTTTTGAAAAGCCTTTAAGCCCACGATCCAAAAGATTGTTAAACAAAGTAAGAAAACAATATGAAGCATTGGAAAACAATCCTAGCGGTAGAGAAGCATTCATGACTAAGCGAATGAATCTTCCAGAAGTAGACTTAGAAAAAGTAGTAGCACCTTGGGAAGACATTCTTGCAACTAATCGGGAAATGCCAGAACTTCGTAATCGGGCTTGTATTGGTGCGTTTGACTATGCGAGTGTCAAAGACTTTGCAGCAGTTGGATTGTTATTCCGTGTGGGCGATGATTATATTTGGAAATCACATTCATTTGCACGCAAAGGCTATCTGGATATTGCAAACCTCAAGCCGCCAATCAGAGAGTGGGAAAAACAGGGACTGCTAACCATTGTAGATGAGCCAACTATTGACCCACGGCATGTGGTCAATTGGTTTGTTGAAATGCGGGAAAATTACGGTATTCAAAAGGTCATTGGGGATAACTTCCGAATGGATCTTATGCGCCCGCTATTCGAGGCGGAAGGATTCGAGCTCGAGATTATCCGGAATCCTCGTGCAGCACATAGTTTACTTGCCCCTCGGATTGAAACTTTATTTGCAAATCATCGTATTGTGTTTGGAGATAACCCTCTCATGCGCTGGTATACAAACAATGTGGCAGTAAAGATCAAACCCGATGGCAATAAAGAATATCTAAAAAAAGACGAACATAGACGTAAGACAGATGGATTTCAAGCGTTTGTCCATGCTCTATGGCGTGCGGATGAAATAGAAGACCTTGATGTAGATGAAGTTTTAAATATGCTTAATGCCATTACGTTTTAGGAGGTGATATATTGGGATTTCTTTCGGAGATATTTAAACGGAACAAAGAAATTGAGTGGATGTGGGATTTAGAGTTTTTAGAAGATAAAACAACAAAGGTTTATTTGAAGAAAATGGCTTTAAATACGTGTGTAAAACATATAGCACGAACGATCGCCAAATCTGATTTTAGATTGAAAAGTGGAGAAAGCAGTGTACGAGACGGATTGTATTATAAATTAAATGTTCGTCCAAATACAGATATGAGTTCGAGTTCTTTCTGGGAAAAAGTGATCTATAAATTAATCTATGATAACGAGTGCTTAATCGTCCTTTCAGATACGGACGATTTTTTAATTGCTGACAGTTATGTGAGAAAAGAGTTCGCGCTTTATCCGGATGTTTTTGAAGGGGTTACGGTGAAAGATTATCGGTACAATCGTAATTTCAGTATGGATGATGTGATTTTTCTAGAATATGGAAACGAGCGACTAGCTGCATTTACGGATGGCATGTTTGAGGATTACGGTGAGTTATTTGGTCGCATGATTCGGGCGCAAATGCGTAACTTCCAAATTCGTGGAGCTGTTAATTTTAAAATGGCAGGTATTGCGGATGATGAAAAACAAAAAAAATTACAGACTTACATCGACAAACTGTATGCTGCATTTAACAATAATGAGATTGCCATCGTTCCTCAACTAGAAGGCTTTAACTATGAAGAGTTTGGAACGTCTAGCGTCAATAGTAGCCAAAATTTTGATGAGATCAAAAAACTTCGAAAAGAAATGATTGATTATGTAGCTAGTATTCTCGGCATTCCATCATCTTTATTGCATGGTGATATGGCAGACTTGAGTAACAATATGAAAGCTTATATGGAATATTGTATTGATCCACTCACTAAAAAGCTAGAAGACGAATTAAACGCTAAATTATTTACTTCCAGCGAGTTTTTAGCAGGTGAACATATCAAAATCATACACAAAAAAGACATTATAGAAAATGCAGAAGCTGTAGATAAGTTGGTTGCTTCTGGTTCATTTAATCGTAATGAAGTTCGAGAATTATTGGGCGCTGAACGAGTAGATAATCCGGAATTAGATAAATATTTAATTACTAAAAACTATCAGTCAGCTGATGAAGGAGGTGAGAACGAATGACGAAAATTGAAGTCAAAGGTCCTATTATTGGAAATGATGACAAATGGATTTATGATTGGCTGGATATGGAAGCTACGTGTGCAAATGATATCAATGAAGCCTTGGTAAATGCGTCAGGTGAAGTTGAAGTTTGGATAAATAGCAATGGTGGAGATGTGTTTGCTGGTAGTGAAATTTATACAGCATTAAAATCATACAATGGCAATGTAGTTGTAAAAATTGTTGGAATGGCGGCAAGTGCAGCATCTGTAATTGCGATGGCTGGAAATGAAGTATTAATTTCTCCAACTGGTCAAATGATGATTCACAATGTTCAGTATGGTGGGAGAGGTGATTATAGAGAGTTAAAAAAAGCCTCTGAAATTGCTCAAAATGCTAATATATCCATTGCTAATGCTTATCAGCTGAAAACGGGAAAAACATTAGAAGAACTGTTAAATATGATGGGAGAAGAAACATGGCTAAATTCTCAACAGGCTGTAGAACTAGGATTAGCAGATGGTGTGATGTTCCAAGAAAATAGCGAAACGCCAAAATTAGTAGCAAGTACAGGCGGCATGTTACCACAAGCTACATTAGATAAAGTTAGGGGACTGAAAGATACTAATGGTAAACAATCAATTTTAGAAGTATCTTTATCAGCGGAACAAATTCAAAGCATTGTAGAAGATGCAATTGCAAAATTAAAAAATGAAGTGATACTTGATGGGAAAACTTTGGATCAACATATCACTGAACAGGAAAAGAAACCAGAAGAGCCAGAAATGAATGGGCTAAAACGGTTTCTTTTTTAATACCCAAAAATAGGAGGAAATAAATTATGACTATCAAATTAAAAAACAACCTTGTAAATTATGAGGAAAAACGAACAGCTTTTGTCAATGCTGTTAAAAACGAAGAGACACAAGAAATTCAAAACAAGGCTTATGTGGAAATGGTAGATGCGATGGCTGCTGATATTATGGACCAAGCAAAAAAAGAAGCACGTCAAGAGGCAGACCAGTATATTTCAGCTAGCCGAACAGACAAAAATATCACGAATGAAGAAATTAAATTCTTCAATGATATTAATAAAGAAGTTGGTTACAAAGAAGAAACATTGCTACCACAAACAGTCGTTGATGAAATCTTTGAAGATTTAACAACTGAACATCCTTTCCTTGCATCTATTGGAATGCGCACGACTGGTTTACGTACTAAGTTCTTAAAATCCGAAACTAGTGGCCTTGCTGTATGGGGCAAAATCTTTGGTGAAATCAAAGGACAATTGGATGCTACATTCAGTGAAGAAGAATCTATCCAGAATAAATTAACCGCTTTTGTAGTAGTTCCTAAAGACCTTGAAAATTTTGGACCTGTATGGGTGAAACGTTTTGTAGTTACTCAAATTGAAGAAGCGTTCGCAGTGGCGTTAGAAAGCGCGTTTATTATTGGTGATGGTAAAGATAAGCCTGTTGGTCTAACTCGCAAAGTTGGAAAAGGGACTAACGTAGTAGATGGTGTATATCCAGAAAAAGTTGCATCCGGAACACTGACATTTGCTAGCTCTAAGGTAACTGTTAATGAATTAACAGATGTATATAAATATCATTCCGTAAAAGAAAATGGCAAGCCGCTAAATGTAGCTGGTGAAGTTACGTTACTAGTCAATCCTACAGATGCTTGGGACGTTAAAAAACAGTACACAAGCTTAAATGCAAACGGAGTGTATGTGACTGCCTTGCCTTACAATTTAAATATCATTGAATCATTATTCGTTCCAGAAAAGAAAGCTATTTCTTATGTAGCAAAACGTTATGATGCACTTATTGGTGGAGCCTTGAATATTTCTACTTTTGACCAAACGCTTGCATTTGAAGATCTTAACTTGTATGCTGCAAAACAATTTGCGTATGGTAAAGCTAAAGACGAAAAAGCTGCAGCTGTGTGGACATTAAATATCAAACCAACAGATCAAACTCCGGAAGGGTGATTGTAAATGGCTAAATTTGAAGTATTAAAGAAATTCAAAGACAAAGAAACAAAAGAAGTATATGAAAAAGGAATCGAAATTGAATTGACTGTAAAACGTGCAGATGAAGTCGCTGACAATTTGGGAGTTTCTTTTTTAAAACGACTGGATGAACCAAAAAAAGATAAAAAAAAGTAGGTGCTGTGCATGGAAGTATCAGATGACCTTCTTAAAAAATTTAAAGAGCGTATGCACATTTCTCACAATAGCGAGGATAGCAATTTAAAAGAGTTGCTATCTTTTTCTATTGCTGATTTACAAGAAAAATGCGGGCTGTTTAATGTGGATGAACATGTTAGGGCAAGAGAATTGGTCATTGATCGTACTAGATACGCGTATAATGATTCGATAGAATTCTTCAATGAAAACTTTCAATCACAAATAACTAGCTTGGGCTTCTCTCTCTATGTAGCTGAAAGTGGTGAATCTGATGAAGTTTCAGTTTAAACCTCAAAAAGTTCAGAGCGGGGATTTACGTACTCCGGTTGTTTTTTTTGAATATCAGCCGGCAAGTGGTCCTGAACCAGGTGAAATAGAAAAGATTACCCTTTTTGAATGTTTTGCAGAAGTTTATAAACCATCCATGAAGGACTTAGAAATTTTACATGGCACGGGAACAAAAGAAGCTGTCACAATTAATATTCGAGACACTAAAGGTGAGTATACAGTTAGTAACAAACATTATGTAGAAATATTAGATTATCGTTATTTGGGCAAAAGATTTAATGTGATTGATGTTAGCCCAGACTTGCAAAATAATCGCTTTGTAAATATACTTCTGGGGGTTCAAACATGAGTGTAGAAGTTACTGGAGTAGAAGAGTTGGAAAGACAGTTAGTCAGTTTATTTGGACGAGAAAACTTGCCGCAATTAGTAGACCCTGCTTTAATTGCAGGTGCTACTCTTGTAGCAAAAACACTTAAAAGTGAATTTGTTCAATTTAAAGATACAGGCGCATCTATTGATGAAATCAATATAGAAAAACCTTCGTATGACAAAGGGGCAAGAAGTATAAAGATTGACTGGAAAGGTCCTAAAGACAGGTACAAAATAATTCATCTCAACGAATATGGTTATACAAGGAATGGTAAAAAAATCACACCAGCAGGAACAGGTAGTGTTGCCAGGTCACTAAGAATATCTGAAAGAGCTTATAGGGCAATTGTACAGAAGAAAATAGGTGATAAACTATGATTGATATTTTGAATGTCATATATACAACATTAAGTAAAAACGATATCATTCACACTACTTGCGAAGAGAGAATTAAATATTATGATTTTCCAGGCACAGGTGATTCTACAAAAACCTTCTTGTTAATAATACCTTTAGATGTTCCAATACCAACTAATTTTTCCAGTAATGAATCCAGGATGGAAGATTTTTTAGTACAAATTGATGTGCAATCTAACGACAGATTAATAGTAAAAAAAATACAAGACGAAGTTAGAAAAGAAATGAAACAAATAGGATTTGGACAACTCGCTGGTGGTTTAGATGAATATTTTCCAGAAACAGGGCGATTTGTAGATGCACGAAAATATAGCGGATTGCCCTACAAACTATATCAATAAAAAATAATAGGAGTGAAATAAATGATTACAACAATCGGATTTGAAAAAGCAACTTTTGGAATTTATGATGAAAAAGACGAAAAGGTAACAGAAAAAGTAGAAGTAAATGGTAAGAATAAAAAAGGTGGTACGGTTGAAGCTGATATTTCTGGTCTTGATGCTGAAGCTATTAAAGTTTTCGCTTCGAACGGTCCATACTACATTTCCAAAAAAGGTTCTGGCGATGTTAAGCAAACAATCGGTATCATGGAACTTCCATTTGAATTAGGACAGAAGTTATTAGGTCGTCAAAAGAATGCAGATGGTATTGTAACTGTAGGGAAAAACACTGCTCCACCATATGCGTCATGCGTGATGGAAAGTGAAACGTTGCGAGGGGAGCCGGTGTTCTTTGCTTTATTAAAAGGAAAATATGGACAAGATGACGTTAAATTAAACACATCTGAGGACAAACCAAAGGAACCTGAAGCAACTAGTCTCACTGGTGAATTTGTTTATAATGATGCTGGGGACGTTTTCGCGATGGCTGTGGGCGAAGAATTCCGAGATAAAATTTACAGCATGGCTTTTCCTGGTTTTGTTGAAACACCAGTAGTACCGGAAGGATAAAAAATTTTAAGAGTAGGTGAAATCCTACTCTTTTTTGTTGACCAAAATCATAAAAAAGGTGGAGAAAATAGTGATTAAACTAGAAATATTTAATAAAAAAGAAAAAAAGAAAGAGCTATATGAGAGAGAAGATACATCTGTAATTGAATTAGAAGAATATTGGAAACTACAAGAAAAAATTAGAGAATACATCAATACTTCTGACGATCCAAAGAAAACGACAATTTTGGAAATGCAGTTAAAATTTATTGTGAAATTATTTGATGATGAAAACATTACAATAGATTTTCTTAAAAAAAATATTCCTTCGAAGAAATTAAACGATACGTTGGTGTCTGTCTTTCGGGAGATTTCACCAGATGAATACGAGGATGAAGATGGTGGAGATGAGGAAGCAAAGTAATAACGCTTACCGAGTTTTTGTCCGATCTCGATGCAATTAGGCGTTACTGCATGAAAGAGTATGGCTGGACAATTCGAGAAACAGATAATCAAGAGTATAAGAAGTTATGTCGTCTGATAATCGAAAAAGAAGAAGCAAAATCAGAAAACAACAAAGTTTCACTTGTTGACTTTGTATCACAATATCAAGATGTCAATTGAGGAAGGGGGTAAATAATGAATAAACTTCAAGGATTGTCGATTAACCTAGACCTAGATGCTACTAGAGTGGACGAGGGAATGAAAGGGTTGAAGCGGACCCTCGGCTCTGTGAACAGCGAAATGAAAGCGAATCTTTCGGCATTTGGAAAGGGAGAAAAAACTTTATCTCGTTATGAAACAGAGCTAGATGGTCTTAATAAAAAGTTATCTGTTCAAAGCAAAATGGTTTCTCAAACTAAAAACGATTTTAAAGATTTAGAAAAACGAAATGCTTCTTTAAATGGAGAGTTGAAAGAGTCTAATAAAACGTTAACTGAGTCAAAAAAACGTTATGAGCAGCTACAGACCTCTGGCACAGCAACGACAAAAGAACTCAAGGCCGCAGAAAAAGAAGTTAAGACAAACGAAAAAGCCTATAACAACTTGAATAAAGAACTTCAAGATATGCCTAAGTCATTGACGAATGCTCAAAAGGCTGTATACAAAGAAACAGCCTCTTATAATAATTTACAGCGTAAAGTCGATACTACAACCGAAGCTTTCAAGAAATTAAGAAGAGAACAAGCAATTAAATCTTCTCCGTTCGGTAAGATGACACAGCAACTTGATCAGTATCAAAAGAAGTTGGAATCAATTAGTAATAAAAGCACAAGAGTGGGTAGACAAATGACCTTAGGGGTTACTACTCCAGTTCTTGCAGGTTTTGGGGCGGCGACGAAATCAGCTGTTGAATTCAACAATCAGATACAAGGGATGTCTGCTTTGCTAAATAATGGAACATTATCTTCAGGAGAACTCAAAATTCAATTAAGCGGACTTTCTAAAGCGTCCAAGAAATGGGCTGTCGAGTATGGCGTATCCACAAATTCCATAAATAACGGTATGGAGGAAATCATAAAAAAAGGGTACTCCTATGAGCAAACTCTTGGAGCAATGCCCTCCATTTTGGATGCTGCAAAAGCTTCTGGTGACGATTTTAATACAGTTATGAAAAACAGTACCTCAATTCTAGAGCAATATGGATTGAAAGTTGAATCTACAGAAGGAACACTGAAAAACACACAACGTGTTACGGATTCCTTAACTTATGTAGCAAACGCCACTTCGGCCGGATTCAGTGACATGGGGACAGCTATGGAATATGTTGGACCTGTTGCTCACGGATTGAATATTAGTTTGGAGCAAACAGCATCTGCAATTGGTTTGATGTCGAATAATGGTATAGAAGGAGAAAAGGCTGGGACTGCTTTACGTGGAATGTTGACTAGACTTTTAAAACCTTCTAAACAGAACGTAGAAGGTTTTGATGCTTTAGGAATTTCGTTTAGGGCTTTTCAAAAAGGAAGCCTTACTCTTCCTGACTTGTTAGATAAAATTAAAAAAAATACTGAAGATTTAACTGATTCGCAAAGAACAGCGCTAATTGCACAAGCATTTGGAACAGAAGCGCAGACCGGAGTAAATATTTTAGTTAATCAAGGGGCCGACGCGTTACGAAATCTTACAAACGAAACTAAAAATGCCGATGGATACACACATAAGTTGGCAAAGACAATGAACGAAACAGCCGCAGCAAATGTTAAAAAATTCCAATCTGGTTTAAAAGTATTAGGGATTACTTTAGGAAACGAGTTACTGCCAGCGGTAACGCCTATAGTAAAAAGTTTAACAAAATGGACTGAAGAATTTGGGAAGTTATCTCCAAGCACTAAAAAGTTTATTGTTATGTCTGGATTGTTGGCTGCTTCATTTGGACCAATTGCGTTGGGATTAGGTGCAATGTCAAAAGGCGCGGCATTTGCAATAAATAATGTAAAAAAATTAACTGCCGCATTAGCAAAAAATTCAGTGGCGGCTACAGAAAACGCTATAATATCCAGAGCTGACGGTGCCGCAATGAGCACTGTGGGCAAAGGTACAAAAGGTAAAGGCTTGATCAATGGTTTAGGTAATCTAATCGGTCTAGGCGGAAAGAAAGGCGCTGGATTAAAAGGAGCTGCTAAATCGGCTGATTATGCAAAAGATATTGCAATGTACAGTAAAGGTGGACGTATTGGTAAGTACATTGGAGCAGCCGGAAAAGTAGGTAAAGGTGTCCCTGTTTTAGGTACTGCACTAGCTGCTACACAACTTATTGGTATTAATAAAAAAAATGCAGGGGATAAAGCTGGTAGTGCTGCCGGAAGTTTAGCAGGAGGTGCAGCTGGCGCGGCAATCGGAACAGCAATTGCCCCTGGAATCGGAACCGCGATAGGTGCGGCAGTTGGAGGTATTGCTGGTACTAAATTTGGGCAGGCGTTTGGTAAAAAAATACAGAAGGAAATACCTGAATATAAAGCTAAATTCGATTTAATTTGGGAGGCACTTTCATTCTCAGCAAAAGAACATCCTATTTTATTGAATCCGGTTAATCAAATTAACGATCAAATTAAAATGGCGAAAGCAGGATATGCGGCTATAAAAGATGTGTTTGCTAATCCTTTGAAAACGGATATTTCCGGAAAAGGTATTAGTAAAGATACAGCAAAAAATGTAAATTCTTATAAAACTATGTCTCAAAACGCAATCTCTGAATTGAAGTATTTAGAAATGTCTGGGGATGTAATCACTAAATCAACATCTGCTAAAATTAGCAAAAATTATAATGGGATGGTTGTACTAGTCGAGAAATCCTTTGAGAAGACTAAGAAAAGTACTGATAAGAATTTAAATACTTTGTCAAAGAATAGCATGTTATCAGAAGCAGACATAAAAGCGGTTAAAGAGAAGCAAGCAAAAATACAAAAATTGTCATTAGATGAAGTGAAGAAAAACAACGAAAAAATCCAGAAATTAAATAAAGACATGGCAGCCAAAAATGCAGATATTACTAAAAAGGAAAAAGCGGATATAAAAGCTATTAACGACAAAGCGGCAAAAGAAGGCAGAGTTTTAACCGCTTCAGAGGAACAGCAAATTACGAGCATCAAACGTAATGCTGCAAATCAACGAAAAGCTAGTAATCAAAGTTATAGCAATCAAATTCAAACAATTGCTAAAAAACAAGAAACAGCAGTGGTTAGTACGTTATCCAAATCAGCAAAAGAACAAAAATTAATTCTAGGCAAGTTAAAGGACAGTAGCGGTAAATTGAGCGCAGAACAAGCTTCTAAAGTTGTAAAGGAATCAAAACGTTCTAAAGACGGCGCTGTAAAAGAAGCAAATAAAAAATACAAAGAAGTTGTTGCTGCTGCTGACAAAGAATATTATGTGAATGGAACTATTACGAAAAAGCAACATGATGATATTGTAAAAAAAGCAAAAAGCCAAAAAAACAAATCAGTAAGTGAAGCAAAAAAAATGCATAATGGCGTTGTTGATCAAGCAAAAAAACAAGCCTCTGGTCACCTGAAGCAAGTAGATTGGGAAACTGGAGAGTCTCTGTCCAAATGGGATAACTTCAAAGCAGGTTTAGCTAAAGTAATTAACTCTGTCACAGGTGGAATAAATAAAGTATTAAAATTCTTTAGTTTACCTACCATACCAGAATGGAAACCAGCGGGTTACAACAATAACACTAAAACTTCAAAATCATCTAGCAAAAAAAGAACGTCGTATGGTAGTCAGCTAGCAATGGATTATACAGGTTCTAACAATGCGTCTGGACAAATTATGGCTGGTGAAGAAGGTTTTGAAATTGCATACAACAAACGCAAAGCACAAGCACAAATTTTAGGTGCAAATGGTGCAGAAATTACACATGTATCGCCAGGTACAAAAATTCTTAATCATGCCGATTCAAAAAAAGTTATGCAAGGCGGACTTGGTAAAACATTACCTGGATTTGCAAGTGGTAATTCAACAATCAATGATTTCTTAAGTGACGCTTGGGATGGGACAAAAGCTGTAGCTGGGAAAGTAGTTGATTTTTCTAAAAAAGCCTTCGACTGGGCAGCACATCCTATCAAAAATTTAAATAAACTTTTTGGTGGTTTATCTGTAGGCGTGAAAATGGGGAACGATGGAAATTTAGGTTCTGATGTGCTGAACTATTTGAAAAACAGTATCGGTTCACCTCTTGAAAAAATGCTGTCTGGATTTAAAGAAACGGCACCAGTAGCAGGTCCAGCTGGAAAAGGAGCTTCTGCTTGGTCTAGTGTAATTAAAAAGGCTGCTCTTGCAATGAAAGTTGATTTATCCGGAGGGGAATTAAAAGGTATCATTGCACAAATTCATCGTGAATCTGGCGGGAATGAAAAGATTACTCAGTCATCTGGTGTTGTGGATGTTAATACATTATCAGGTAATCCAGCTAAGGGATTGCTTCAATATATCCCACAAACATTCAATGCATATAGAATGAAAGGGCATAACAATATATTTTCTGGATATGACCAGTTACTAGCTTTCTTCAACAACTCATCGTGGAGAAATGACCTTCCCTATGGTAAACGAGGTTGGGGACCACGAGGACATCGTCGATTTGCAAACGGTGGTTTTGTAAACAAAAACGAAATGATAGAAGTTGCTGAGAACAATAAGCCGGAAGTAGTCATACCGCTTACTCGGAAAAATCGAGCAGTTCAATTAATCAAAAAAACAAAAGAAATCATTGGTATGAATGACGGTGGAAGTGTTGTTGTCAATAGTCCTGACAACTCGGAAATGGTTTTACTGCTTCAACAACAGAACCAGATTTTAATGCAACTACTTCAAAAAAATAGCGATGTGTATATGGACGCAAATAAGGTCGGAAGTTTAGTAGAAGCTGTAATTACAAAAACGCAGAACAATCGTATAAGTCGTAAAGACCGCGTACAGGGGGTTAGAAAAACGTGACAAAAATAGGATTTACGTATGCTGGAATTCATAGCGACGATATCCCAGCGGTAGTTAATAATATTAAAAGAAATGCTATAAGTATTACAGAAAATATCCAAGAAGTACCTGCCAAAATCGGTGGGTACTTTTTTGGAAATACAATTGGAACTCGCAGTTTTGATATTAATATAACTATCATGGCAAAATCTGAAACTGAACGAGTAGAAATTGCGCATGATTTAAGTAATTTAATCATCCAAACTAATAGTTTTGAAAGCGAAATAATCTTTGATGATGAACCGGAATGGATTTATTACGGTCATTTTGCACAAATGGCAGAGTTAACGGAATTACAAACAGATAATTATACAACAACCATTACATTTATATGTAGTGATCCTCGTGGATATGGAGAACAACAAGAAATTAGTTTACCAGAAAGCCCGGCTATAATCGAGGTGGCGGGTTCACAATTAACAAGTCCAATTATTCATGCGATAGCGACTGAAGATTTAACTAGTCTATCATTTGCAACAGATGATGATTATATATTTTTAGGGGCTGATATTGACCCCGATACAGGACAAACAGCTGTGAAAATGTATGAGAACGTGTTGTCCGATAGAGCAAATGACATGACGTTGTGGGATGGCATTGGGCAAAGTAATATTACTTGGGAATTAGAAAATGGTAAGCCTGCGAAAACAAGTTCTTTTAAACAGACTATCAATACTATTCGTGTAAATTCCTATGGTGAAAAAACAGAAACCGCGCCATACAAATCGTGGAGAGGTCCTGTAATGAAACGAATGTTGACGTCAGAATTAGACAATTGGAAAGTCACCGCTCGATTAGCAAATATTACTCAAAAATACCCGCGCGCTAGAACAAAAATAGAATTGTATTTGTTAGACAAAGATAGCAAACGGATGGGTAAATTTATGATTAAAGATGCCCAAAACGGGCGAGCTATGAATTTGGGATTAGAAATTGGGAGGACAACGAAAGACAGGTATCTTTTTGCTGCAACTGAGGGAAAAGTAGTTAAGAAAAAGAATACGAAAGTGGTTTATTCAAAAAAAGTACAACAAACAGTGAAGTATACAGAAAAAGGCAAAACAAAAACTAAGCAAGTTTGGAAAACAATAAATACGACGTATGAGGTTGGAAATAACTATAATGAATTTTCAGATGCTTACTTTAATCTTTCTATTGAAAAGCGTGGACAGTTGTTTATTGCGGAAATAGTTAAATTGAATGATAAAGGTAGTCAAGCTTGGAAACGAACCTATAAATGGAAAGACTCAAATAATAAATTTCCAACTAAATTAGCGGGCATCGGCATTTATATGGCAAAAATGGATATCACAGAAGACTTCAATAATCAGACATATAAAGATAACGATGTTGTTTTTTGCGACTTAGTTGTACAAAAAGTTAATCCAGAGGCAGATGTGAAAAATAATCCAGAGGTTATTATTCATAAAGGTGATGAGATTATGATTGATTGCGAAGCTGGGGTCATAATGAAAAATGGTTCAGTATTCATGGAAAATCTAGCAATCGGGAGTTCTTTCCCTTCGTTTTTTGGTGGATATCAAACTCCAATCGCTTTTAGCGAAGGGGCAGACTGGTCTATTGAATATAGACCAACGACTTATTGAGGAAGGAGGGGAAATATGTTAACTGTATTAAACAGGCAAAGAATCACTGTAGGCGTGTTATCAAATGACATGCCTTTTTCGTGTCCTTTTTGGGATGATGAGAGAAATGAGAAGCTTGAAAACTTTGATGACACATACACCGTTACCATCCCCGCAGAACATGAAATGGCTGAACATGTTCACGAAGGTAATTATATTTTGTTTGAAGACGAACAAGCTAAGTTACGATTATTTCGTATTTATGAAGCTGAAAACGGGTTAAATATGCAAGGACGATACATCAAAGCCACAGCAGAAAATGCATTTATTTATGATTTAAATGCAACTATTATATCAAATAAATTACTGACTGATATAAGAGCTGATATAGCGCTTGAATATATTTTACAGCAGACGGGATGGTCGGTTGGTAAGAGAGAATTCGTTGGACAAATACGTACTATTGAATTTGCAGACAATATAACGGCTCAAGCTGGATTACAACAAGTTATTGCAGAATATAAAGCTGAAATTGATGCTTACGTGGAGAGCTTTGGCGGTCAAATCATTAATTATAAATTTGATTTAGTTGACGAACGGGGAGTTAATACAGCTAAACGATTTGAGTATATGAGAGATATTCAAGGTCTTAAGAGAATCACTAGTGATAAATCTATGTATACTGCTCTCATTCCCCTTGGGAAAGATGGACTGACAATTAAATCAGTAAACGATGGTTTAAATTACATTTATGATGATGAAGCGAATTGGTTGTATAACGACGGCAGAGAATATTTAAAAGGGGTCATAACAAAAGATACGATAACAAATGCGCAAGCTTTAAAAGATTGGGCGCTACTGGAGCTTGAAAAAGTTAATCATCCTTTATCCACGTATGAGGTAGACGTGATATTACTAGCAGAGATGTTAGGGTATGAGCCACACCAAGTCACACTTGGAGACACAGTGAGAGTAGTCGATTTGGATATGGATATAACTTTATCTGCAAGAATCATAGAAAAGACAACTTCTTTTAGTGATCCGTCTAAAAATAAGGTTGTACTTGGTGATTACATCGAATTAGAAAACGTCACACCGCTGGCTATTTGGGAACTCCAAGCGCAAATTGAAGAAGCTAAAAAACAAATAGAAGAAACGAAGACGTGGAAAGTAGAATTATTTAGCACTAGTGGTTCTACTTTTAAAAATAATGTCGGCACTACACAACTTATTGCAAGAGTTTATGATGGAAAAACAAACATAACGAATAGTATTGAGCGTGGTGATTTTATTTGGGAGAAGATAAACAATGACGGTACACATGATTTAGCTTGGGAAAATGAACATGCAGGAGCTGGTAATGTTGTTAATATCTCTGGAGAAGACGTTTTTATCAATGCAACTATTAGATGCTCGGTTAATCAAGGAAGTGAAGCTAGTATTCTTATGATTAATGAAGGGCAAGGTTACCTGTTTGCAGAACTTCCACGCGAATTCCCTGCTGGGATAGAAGTAAATTTATCGGTTATGCAATGTGCGCAAATAGACGTGGAAAATGGTTATATATACTGGTCGCAAGAATATTATGGAAGTAAAAAAAGTAAAGTCGGTGGACAACAATCATACAATATTTATAGAACTACGCTTGATGGTACTTTCGTCGATATGATGTGGATTCTCGGCGGAGGACATGGGACTATGTTTGGCGTGGACACTTCGTCTGGTGAGGCGCACATCTGGTCTTATTATGTAACACCATTGCCCCAAGCAGAGAAGGCGATAGCAATGTTTAAATATGTCCCTTTGAAAGAACAGTTTTACGATGAGTCGATGGCATTTAAACTTGAAGCACCTGACGGTTTCCGAGTAACATACGATAAAACAAGCGACTATGTAGTTATGAGTCCAGGCGTTTCAAATTTAAGTATTAATGTTTTTAAAAAGTCTGATTTATTTGCCGGGAAAATAGCTCCTTTATATACATTTAGGACAAAAGACTGTGGATTTACAACTACTTTATATACGTTGCAAGGAATGCATGTAATGTTTCCATACGCGTATTTGTCAGCCGGAGGGAGTTTTACAGGCACTGATAAAAATCAAGTTTGGTGTTGGGATATGATTAATAATAGTTTAGTTTATCATCATGTTTTTCAAAAAAAATACTATCCTGCACAAGGTTCAACTAACGAATGCGAAGGAGCGTATCCATTTCTTGATGCAAATGGCAAGCGAATGATGCAGCTAAATTTAGGGCAAGGAGAGGCGGGCAAACGATACAATCGTATTTATGCTATGCCAGAAGAAAGGATGTTGGATAATGACAATTAGAGCAGCAGCGGAAATAACATTAACAGATATTAACGATGCGATAGTAGCTGGTGAAGCACCGTTAAACCCGACCACCGATTTACTGTGGATGGATAGTAGTGTGACACCAAATGTTTTGAGAAGGTGGGATGGAGAAAAATGGGTGAGTCAAACATTAGATATTAAGGAAGCAGATCCAGAAATTAACGAAAAAATAGAAGAGGCGATTACCGTTGCGAACAATGCATTGATTGAATCAGTTAGTAATCATAAACCGGTTTTTGATAAAACTCAACCAAGCGCTCCAGTCGAAGGTGACACATGGTTTAAAATAGACGAAAACACTAAAACAATTGTTGGTGTTTTTACTTGGAACGGGAATAGTTGGGTAGAATTACCTTTGGATTACAACGCATTGCGTGTGGGTAAACTTTCCGCTATCACTGCCGAGCTTGGTGATGTGAAGAGTGGTAGCATTACTGGTGCGGAGTTTATTCATAACATAAATTACAAAGATAGCGACGATAATCTTTACACTGGAACTGTCAAAATGAATGATGACGGGTTCAATTCAACTTCATATTTGCCTACGGGTATAGGGTCGGCAGTATTAGAAAGCATCATCAGTACATTAGGCGGATACAAAGTTGCGCAGAAACTAATCGATGTTGCCGGGGAAAGTAGCCTAGGAAATTCTATTTTAACTAGTAAATCTCTACAGTTTAATGAGAGTGGAAACATTAAGCTTTCTATTGATGCAGATTCGTTTTATACAACACCATGGCAAGATTTAATATTAAACTCTGGATATTCAACAGCGGAAGGGAATACTCCTCAATTTAGAATTATTTGCATCTTCGGTATTAGAATCGCCTTTTTCAGAGGACAAGTACAAAAATCAACCGCATGGACCTCTACAAATAACGCTTTTGCGTCTGTTCCTTTTGAAGTTCAAACAACAAAAACAGCGATGGCTTATGCACCGACAAACAAGTCAAGCGGCGGCCGAGTGCATGCATCATCTAGTAACGCGATGGGATTTATACCTGCGGATACAAGTATTACGTATTTCGCGTTAAATCAATTATTTTATATTTTAGATTGAAGCCGAATAGGCTTTTTTTATGTCAAAAACAGATGGGATGATGAAAATTGGCACTGGGGAGTATATCAATAGCAGGGATGAGCGTAGGCGAGTTAATAGCGTTAATCAGCCTAATAGCCGCTATTGTGGGTTTTGTGATTAGGTGGGCGCTAGTCGCACCTTTGAGAAACATGATTGATTCGCTTGACATTACATTAAATAGTCTGAGAGAAGAAATGTCAGAAAGCAAAAAAGACCGCATCAGCTTAAGAGAGAAGCAAAACGATCATGATAAAGAAATCGCTTTATTGAAGCGGGAGGATAAAGCAATTTGGAAGTATATAGCGAAAAATGAGAAGGAGGAAAAATAAT